CCCGTTTATAGATGACGATGTCAACTCAAAAATAGAGCAATTATTCCCAGCATCGCCAGTTGTGCTAATGTAATCAATAACAACGGTTTCACCGTTTCCCAGTTTTGCACCTAGAACTCCATCGCCAAAATATATCTCAGTTTTCATGCCCTCAACTTCTTGCATAAAATACACATCGCTAGAAGGTGAAACGTCCGTAACATCCTGTGCAAGCGTGAATGCACGGAGTGTGTTACCTGATGCAGCTTTAACATTCACAGTCAGTTCTCTTGTGTCCACATCGAGTTGAGGTATAACAAACCGTTTCGGGTTGTTTACATCATGTACAAATGAAATTGTCTGTAACACACCCTGATTGATCATAACATCACCAGACAACACACCACCAGTATCCACCAGAGTCACACCGGACAGCGTTGTGAATGGGTATGATACATTATCCTTACTGGCGACAAATGTAACGCCAGATGGAATATATAGCGACAAGTCACCGTTTTTAGATACCGCAGAAATATTCAAAATTGCTTTAGCGGATGTTTTCTGGCGTGGCACATAGCCGTTCTTTTTAGCATTGATTACCACATTACCGCGAAGTCTGGATGTTTCCAGATGCAATTCGCTAAATGACATGTTTGCATGGATTGCGTTGTAATGCACAGATGTTGCCAACATGTTCATGAGGAACGATATACCCGCACCCTCGAAATCAAAATCCGAAATAGTTGGATCTGTTCGCATCACAGCCTTGATGTTTGTTTTTATTGCTTCGAAATCAATATCGGACACATTTAAAGGAGTTGCCATGATTATCTTGCCCTCTTGAGTATGGTATCAATAACAACTGGGTTCGGCAGCCCTACAACACGGAGGTGGATATTCACCGAAATAACATTACGGCTGCGGTTACCAATTTGCAATGAAACTATTTCAGCACGCGGTTCCCAGTTCTTTATAAGTGTGCGAATCTCATCCTCAGTTATGATCTGTAAAACAGGCGACATAAACTCAGATAGCAATCCAGCCACACCAGACCCAAGTTCAGGTTTGAATGCAACTGAATAATATTTAACCCTGATAAGATTTATCACTGCACGCCGCACAGCCTGCTCGCCACGGACAAGCACAACATCATTCGTGATTGGATGCCGTGCAAATCGTAAATCAAGATCAACGTATCTGTTGGACGATAAATTAGCCATGGTTATATTTAGCCACATTAAAAATATAATAATGTTTCAAGTTGTAAAGTCTAAATCATTGTGGTATATTTAGCGAAATTTTTAACGAAACGTGGGGTTATCACATGAGCGGTTACATAGATACAGACGAACAGACAGCGATCATAAACAGTGAATCAAATGATATTGTTGTGGAAGCAAAAGCGGGTAGTGGCAAGACAGCAACTCTTGTGAAATATGCAAACAAGCGACCAGACAAACGTATCCTATATGTTTGTTTCAACAAATCCATCCAAGCTGAAGCTGAGACAAAGTTCGGACACCATGTGAAATGTCAAACAACCCACTCTCTGGCATTTGGTAAATTTGGTGTCAAATATCGACACAAACTTGGTAACATTTTCGCCATGCGAGTCAAAGATTTCTTCAACACCAAATATATTCCAGCATTTTATGCAACAGAAGTCCTGCTGAACTATTTACATTCAGCGGATGAGGTGATCTCTAAAAAGCATCTGGATATTGGTCGGCCACAATTTGCTAGACACCTGCAAGACAGTGCCGCAATCCTCATGGCTCAACAGCTATGGGATGCAGCAAAGGATCTCGACAACACAGAAATTTCAATGCCACATGATGGGTATTTAAAATTGTTCCAATTATCCAAGCCATACATTGACAGAGATATAATCCTGTTTGATGAGGCACAGGATGCAAACCCTGTGACTACTGCAATTGTTGACGATCAAAAGGATCATGCAGTTGTGGTCAAGGTCGGAGACGCTGCGCAGGGAATCTACGGGTGGCGTGGTGCGACAAATGCATTGGCCAAGGAACTTAATGTTGGTGCAGATTTCTTTTCATTATCGCAATCTTTCAGGTTTGGTGAAGAGATTGCATCGCTGGCCAGATATATCCTAACAGACGTGCTTGGTAATGATGTGGGTGTCAGGGGTATGCCATCAATCGATTCGAGTGTGACCAAAACACATCGTTCATTCATGGAATCTGGCTACACAATCCTTGCACGGACGAATGCACGAATTATCGAGGCTGCATTTATGGCGGTGGAAAAGGGACTGAAACCTGCATTCATCGGCGGATTCAATGCATATCGTGTTGAAGATATTCTGGACACACACAGCTTTAAAAATGGAACATGGGGAAAAGGTATCTGCACAGGTTTCAGCAGCTATAAAGATATGCAAGTGAACGCGAAAGAATCGGGTGACCCTGTTTTAAATTCAGTGATCAACATTATTGAGATATACGGTAACAATATCGATGCAATGATTCGCAAGATCAATCGCGAGGAAGTTCCACCTTCATGTGCAGACGTGGTGTTCTCCACCACACATCGATCCAAAGGTTTGGAATTTGACAAGGTTATTTTGTTGGATGACTTCATAAATATCAATGATGTTTTGGATGAAGACAATCCACAATACAGTGTTGAGGGTTCAGAAGAGGAAATCAACATCTTTTATGTTGCTGTCACCCGTGCAATCAATGAACTGGTGCTTGCAGGTGATCAATGTGAATGGGTTGATAGAAACGTGGTGCATCATGGTAGCACGAAACCAAAGACGGTTGAACCTGCTCAAGTGACAGATAAAGAAATCATCTTGCAGCCACAAATTATTGACGCTGGAAAATTTGATGCAGTCTACATGGCATCAACCAGAAGCCGCAATGTTACAAGTGGTGTGTTCCAGACCATCGGCACATCAGGTGATGAACTCCACACACAACATTTCTTGATCGATGATGAGAATACTTCTTTTCAACAGGCACAGTTGATCATGCTGTCCAGTTTCATTGATGATAATGATGGGAGTTTTATTTTCCACACAGACAGCCAATTCATCACAGATGGTATGAATGAATGGATGCACCAGTGGGTTGATGCAGATTTTGTTGGCGTGAAAGATAAAGTCGAGTGGCTCAAGCTGCTGAAAACGATAAAGGGGCGACCAAAGGATCGATATATGTTCAAGCATGTGGCGAAACTTGATCCACAACTTCGACTCACACGAAAACAAATGAACACGTAACGAAATGGCTGCCGCAAGGTGGCCATTTTTATGTCGCAACAAAAACTCTGCAAGCCGTAGAATCAACATAGCGGCATTATGATTCCAGCAGCGGAACATTAGCCGTGGAGTGATCGAAACCGCCATAGCGTCCATTGTGTCAATTCTGAGCGCAACATTTATAGTGTTCAATGTGACCAATATCGACCGCAACATTCATTATGCCAGATGTGGTATTTATTGCTCATAGTGTAAGGATGATACTAATATTGCCCATTATGTAGTTATTGTTTCACTATGTCGGATGTGGCCATATTGTATGTAGTGTAAGATATTGCTCAATGTGTCCAGAATGAATCCTGTAGCGTTATTGAATCCATAGTGTAACATTATGTCAGATGTTGATTAAAACGTCATAGCGTCCATTGTGTAGATATTGAACATTGTGTTCATAGTGTATCGATATGTCGGATGTGGTCATTATGTGTGCAGTGTAAGGTTTTGGTTTTATCAAAGCTTTTCATTGTCCACAAGTGGACTAATTGCCTCTGACTTTATCAATGCCTTTCGCTGTCCGCTTGCGGACTGATTGCTTGGTCTTGGTTTTGCCTTTGGTCTTGGTTTTGCCTTTGGTCTTGGTTTTGCCTTTGGTTTTGGTTTTGGTCTTGGTTTTGCTTTTGGTCTTGGTTTTGCCTTTAGTGTAGCGCAAGCGGAACGGTTTTTAGAGTGATCAATAGAATCCAATATCGAATTTAGAATCCAATATCTGCAATATTGTACACAGTGAGTAAATGTTGGATTCAGAAAAATTTTTTCGGAGAAGATACTCATTGAGTCAGATACTGAACACTATGAACAATATTGATCGTTATCTACAGATTGAGTAATAGTATAACATAATAAGAATCCGTTCGCTACGCTCATGGCGGCAGGTAGTTACATTAGCTACTGGACGTTATGCTACGCTATCTTCGTGGAGGGCGGATGAAGCCCCGCCTCCACGACAGATGCGCAAGCAAATCGGCAAGAGGCCGCCGCTTCACTTGTGTATCTGTCTACACTTTTTTAGTTACTGGAAAATATCAGATTCAACTGGATTCTACTGACCGCTGTATTTGGTTCACTACGTTCACCAAAACTACACTATAGAGATTCAATAATTATCTAAGATCGCTATGAGAACTTTATAAGATTCTCATTTGCATTCGCTTCGCTTCATGCGGTCACAAAGCCTTGCGGCTTTGTTCACGTTTCGCTATTGATAAATAAATTTAGATACTGGATTCTACTGAACGATATGGAGTCGCTATAAATTAGCTTCTGGATTCTACTTAACATTATCTGGCAGCATCTGGCCGCTACCTTATCCTAGACTTTCGCGATAAAGCTATCGCTAGTATAAGGCATAAAAAGTATGCGATTTCGTGGCAATATTACACCTCGATACTACATACTAATGCAAGCCTTAGTCGCTTATACTACTTGCTCAGTGGTTATGGGAAAACGCCCCACAAATCCAGTTCCACTGCCATCTACATGATCGACACATCCAAACATATTAGTGACCACTACGCCAAGGAATTACCCAATGAAACGATACGGTACTAAGCGGCAACACGTAGCCCAAAGTAATACTTCAGGCATCGGGATAACAAACCCGTCTAACATGCTATTCTTCATTCCAGCCACAGTCAGATATTTATTGCTTTATCCAGACCAATCCTAAGTTCTGGCACAATTCTGTATTCCATGTTTTAAACTCCACAAGGATCGCAGCATCATTGTAGGTGGAGATCATGTTATACAATTTACGGTAATATAACCGTTGTCCCGATACCGCGATTTGCAACTTCGCCATTATTAAACTGTATCGGCTCTCTATGTAAGTTTAGCAATGTTTCCACTAAACCGATGTGTCGTGTAAACCCTTCATCACTTCTGCACTATGGATTTGACCCCGCACTCGTGCAACTATCACGCAGGCTGCCGTGCCGTTAATCTCTTCCGACAGCTATTTATACACATGACGTATATAAACACCTACTATTCCCCGACACAAGAAGTGTCAGCTATCACAGGATCATTTCAATGTTCCGAAACTTACTGGATGATCGATATGTATTTTATTTATTTATTATACCAGTCAGCTATCTACGTGTCTGACCTACGCCCCGAACTATAGACACAAATATATACAAGTGTCAAACACTTTTATTTAGCGGTAAGAATGCCCGATGATATTTGACTTATTCTGTGCTTATCGCTATAATAAATCCTATGACAAACATGAATAAATCAATCCAATTAAGTATTCCACATGGAAGCAGAGCCGTGATGCGCCTTGCGCTCAAAAAGCCACTTGCCACGGCTGTATTCATGGAAATACTGAATTATGCAGAGACTGGGAACAAGGCCAGAGTGTTGATCAACAGCTTAGCTGAAGCAACAGGTAGAAGTGCGCGATCCATTCGCAGAGCAATAAGTGAATTAGTTGCCTACGGATTCATCAGACGCACTAAAATTGAAGGATGCAACCTTTACACGTTAAACGCATCTGTCGTGAAAATTGGGCGAACTCCAAGAATAGATGAGGCTTGTACGTTCAATCAAGAAATATTGGATGATTTTTAGGCCACGGTGACATCTGCTAATTCAAATGTGACACTGCCTGTGATGATGCTCTCACCATCTTGTGCAGACAACGAGAAAGCAGAAAGGTTCGTTGGCCAGCAATACAGGCAATCGAATGTTCGCAACACATTTCCCTTGTTCGACAACATCATTATGGTGATCGTGACAAGGTCTTCCACAAGTGCCTTTTTATCCGGTGCGCTTTTTAGACGCTGCATCCAATCATAAACTTCCTTAAAATTAGAGCAATCTTCCTCAAGCATATATTCAACAGTCACTTGGCCAAATCGAATCATGTTGCTTGGGAGCGGGATTTCATTATCTGGTGATACAGTGCGCATCTGGCCTAATGATATATCAGGCATTGTCACAGCCTGAATGCTGGCTGAAAGTATATCTGCCTTGGGGATCAGCACCGAAAAGTTGTTGGTTAATGTGGAGTCTTTATATTCAATTGCCATGGTGATATTTATATCCTCTTGAAAATGATTGACCTAAATATATGTGAATGGTAACATTCGCTCACCCTCGGTACAAGTGAGCAACGAGCCGCCGTCTGGGTTGAAATAACTTTAGAGCCGTTGTCGTGGTATCCACACCAGACCTCAAGTGGAGCATAGGGTTGATGATGTCCTATGACAAATGAACGGAAGATGGACTATCTAACTCAGGCGGGTGAGAACCTACCGAAAGCTAAGAAGCTAGATCTGATATGAGAAAACATCTGACCTGACGTTGAACATCATTATTGTAACACTGTTTAAAATGTAACACCTGTGCCATTACTACACTCTGTATTTGTGTGGTAAACAACTTAAACTTGCCTCTTTATAATGGGGTAGGGGAAGCTTTATTTTGCCTCTTTATTGAGGACAGAGAAGTTTTATAAATTTGTACTTTCTATGAAAATAGAAGGGTATATTTTGTTTTTGTGTTAATATAAAATTAAACCTTTACATATTGGATCGCATCATTATAGTACAGCCATGGAACTTGAAGAATTATATGTGCTGGCAGAGAAAGACTTGGTCATAGATAAATCTGACTTGATGAATGCATCGATTGGTGTGTCTAAAATCTATGCCAGATGGTTGCGTTATTTTGGCGAAGAGAAGAAGCACTACATCTATTATGACGGAAAAGTTAATACTGTGTTCAGGAAACGGTTTAATTACTACACCACGGACTTTAAGCTGGTCTTGAGTAAGACAGAGGCTGAAATCTATGTGAGAGGTGATGAGGAATATGTGGCTGCTAATTCACGCAAGCGGCTATCCATGGCACGACTTGAATTTATTGAATCAACACTGAAGGAATTGTCAGCCAGATCATTCCATATCAAGAATGCAATTGAATACATGAAGTTTCAACAGGGTGAGCGATGAATATTACACACGGGTTGGCAATGCCGTACATGGGCAGCAAGCGAAAATTAGCAGAGCCTATCATCGATCATATTATTTCACATAATCCTGATGCATGCTATTTCTGGGATCTTTTCGGTGGTGGCGGTGCAATGAGTTTCGAGGCTGTTCAGCGTCACAAGTTTAAGCGTGTGGTGTATAATGAACTAGATACTGGTGTAGTTAATCTGTTGAAGAAAATTATGGCTGATGGTGTCACAGATGAATTTTATCAATGGGTTGACAGGGAAACATTCCGTGCCAATAAAGATGGCGATGATTGGATTTCTGGATTGTGTAAAGTTATATGGAGTTTCGGTAATATCGGTAAAACTTATATGTTTGGTGTAGATATAGAACATGTGAAGCGCCTTTTACATGAAGTCGTCGTCAATAAATGTCTTGTCTCATTGGCTAAGTTTAATGAACTATATGGTGTGGATATACAGCCGTTTGATACACCCTCATTATATGGTGAGTCGTTTACAAGTGAAACAATAAACGAGCGCAGGTTGCGTGTTATGGCCTTGGTTAAGTCATGTGTTGGCCGAATTGATCTACAACAACTACAACAACTGGAACGACTGGAACGACTGGAACAACTGGAACGACTGGAACGACTGCAACGGCTGGAAATATCTAACCTGTCGTATGCAGATGTTATTATAGACACGCCGCCAGAACAGACTATTATTTACCTAGATCCACCATATTTTGATACTGCTCAGTATCAAAATAAATTATGTCACGATGCATTACATAATTTCATAGAGTCCAGCCCATATAAAATTTATATCAGTGGGTATGATATGCCGTTCAAGTGTGTTAGGGAGTTTAAGCATAGATGCACGCTATCTGGTTCTGCTAACAACGAAGTCACCGAGCGCTTGTTTTGTAACCGAGAGGACATCAAACCGCCAACGGTGTTGGAGTCTTTTTTCAAATGACAACCGACATAATCATCCATAAAACAGACAACACGTTTATCACAGTTGAGTGTTCGCGTTCCATCGACATGCAGTTGCGGGATTATTTTTCATTCAGGCCAAACGGCTACAAGTTCATGCCTGCATTTAAAAACAAAATGTGGGATGGTTTTGTTCGTCTGTATAGCATTTCAGATGGGAAGCTGCCTTATGGACTGCATCACAGGCTCACGGAGTTTGCGAAAAACAATCAATATTCTATTGCAGATCCCGATGGTGTAACATCGCAAATAGATATTTCACCAGAGTTCATCGGCAAGCTTATATCTCAAATGGATATACGGTGTAAGGGTGAAAAGATAACGCCATACGGTTATCAATACTTTGCTGTATGGGCAGCCATAACCGACACCAGATCAACGCTGCTTGCTGCAACATCCGCTGGCAAGTCATTGATCATATACCTATTGATCCGTATCATACAAGAACATCTGTTACCCAAAGGTAAGAAAATCTTGCTAGTTGTCCCGACAAGGGATCTGGTGAAACAGATGGCAGACGATTTCGCGGATTATTCCTCATACGATGAAAGCTGGAATGCCGAAGAAAATGTACATTCTATCACAGGTGGTGTGGCGAAGATTTCAACGAAACCTGTCTATGTATCCACATTCCAGTCGATAGCTAAGCAGCCAGAGCTTTACTTCAGTGGTGCCAATGGCTCCGGTGGATTCTATGCTCTTTTCCAAGATGAGTGTCACCTTGCATCTGGTAAGTCACTTCAAGATATTGCGAAGAACTGTGTCAATGCGAAATTTCGCATTGGCCTGACTGGAACCCTGAAAGATTGCAAGTCATCTGAACTGACGATCATTGGTGCGTTTGGTCGTGTGCGTGATGTGGTAAATGCACGAACCTTGATTGATTCGGGTCGTGCAGCCAAGGCACATATTAAAGTGATACAATTGAAGTATCCCCCCGAAGAATGTCGTGCAGTCATGAGCATGCTCATACCACCAGAGGAAGCAGGTGCACATGGGAAAAAGAAACGCCGCCGCATGAAATACACAGAAGAAATTAAATTTATCAATCTGCATGAACGCAGGAACAATTTTATAACCGATATGGTGGTCAATATGAAACGGAACAGTCTCGTGCTGTTTACGACACGTGAGCATGGTGAATTGCTGTACAATGATATTCTAAGAAAGACACCCGAAACCCGTAAAGTTTTCTTGATTCATGGTGATGTGAAGAAAAGTGTGCGTGAGGAAGTGCGACAGATTGTCGAGCGTGAGCCTGATGCGATCATCGTGGCATCGTTTGGTGTGTTCTCCACAGGTATATCTATTAAAAATCTACATTTCTTGTTTCTGGCTGGGACAACGAAATCTAAAATCAGAACACTCCAGACACTTGGCCGTGGCCTGCGAATCAGTTCAGAGAAATCCGAAGTCACTATGTTTGACTTCTGTGATGATTTGACATGGGGTGAAACCGCAAACTATGGCATGGAACATTTCATTGAGCGTGCAAAATTCTACAGCCATGAACAGCATGACTATTCAATCCACGATCATAGGATCTAACACAGATGGCCAAGAAGACAAATAAACACTATGTTGATAATGTAAAATTTTATGAAGAAATGTCTGCTTGGAAAATCAGAGTGATTGAAGC